ATGAACTTCAACCCGTTCCGGCGACGCGCGCCCGCGCCCGCCGATGACCTGCGCGAGCGCAAGGCCGCAGGTCCGGCGGCGCCGGTCGTCATCTGGGGCATGGCCGGGCGAGCCGCCTGGACACCGGGCGACGATCCGTCGCGGATTCGCGCCGGCTTCTGCGGGAACCCGGTGGGCTTTCGGACCGTGCGCCTGATTGCCGAGGCCGTGGCGGCACTGCCGGTGATCTGCCAGGATCGCATGCGCCGGCACGAGACGCACCCGGTTCTCGACCTGCTCGAGCGTCCGAATACGGGGCAGGGGCGGGCCGAGCTTCTGGAGGCGGTGACGGGTGAGCTGCTGCTGACCGGGAATGCCTTCCTCGAACTGGCGGGCCACGGGCCCGGCGTGCTGCCGGCGGCGCTGCATGTTCTGCGTTCCGACCGGATTCGGGTGGTCGCCGGCGCGGATGGCTGGCCGTCGGCCTATGAGCACAGCGTCGGCAGTCGCAGGCGCCGTTTCCCGGCCGATGCCGAAGCGCCGGCGATCTGCCATCTGAAGAGTTTCCATCCGCTGGACGATCATTACGGCCTGTCGCCGTTGTCGGCGGCGGCGATGGCCGTGGACGTGCACAACGCCGCCTCGCGATGGTCGAAATCCCTGCTCGACAACGCCGCGCGGCCGTCGGGGGCGATCGTCTATCGCGGTGCCGACGGGCAGGCCGCGATGAGCGAGGACCAATACACCCGCTTGCAGGACGAGATCGCGGCCCATCATCAGGGCGCGGCGAATGCCGGGCGGCCGATGCTGCTGGAGGGAGGGCTGGACTGGAAGCCGATGGGCTTCTCGCCCTCGGACATGGAGTTCCAGAAGACGAAGGAGGCGGCGGCGCGCGAGATTGCCCTGGCCTTCGGCGTGCCGCCGATGCTGCTGGGGATACCGGGCGACGCGACGTACGCCAATTACCAGGAAGCAAACCGGGCCTTCTACCGTCTGACGGTGCTGCCGCTGGCGGCCAAGATCCTGGCCGGGCTCGCTGAGTGCCTGGGCCGGGCGGTGGATGACGCGGTGATGCTGTCTCCCGATCCCGACCGGGTGCCCGCGCTCGCACCCGAGCGCGAGGCGCAGTGGCGCCGGATCGCCCGAGCGGACTTCCTTACCGACGCCGAAAAGCGCCGCCTTCTGGGCCTGCCGCCGGTGCCGGAGGGGGCGTGAGCGTGCGCGCGGTGCAGGGCGGGTCGCGCTATCTCTATGCGCCCTTCGATACGGCGCATGTTCGCATCGATGCCGCCGAGCGGCTGGCCGACGAGCGCTGGGCGGCGCTCGAGCAGCGTCTCGAGCGCATGGAACTGGCGCTGGAGCGTATGGAGAAGCGGCTGTGGATGGCCGTTTTCGGGATCGTGGCGGTGGTGCTGGCCGAGGGCGTCGCCTCGCTGATCGCCACGCAGCCCTGAGGAGAAAGCGATGCAGGAGACGGAACTGACGCTGGAGCGCAAGTTCTGCGCCGCCGGCGCCGATGCGCCGCTGGCGCTGGAGGGCGAGGCGCGCGTGGCGGGCTATGCCTCGTTGTTCGGCCGGCCCGATCAGGGGGGCGACATCGTATCGAAAGGCGCCTTTGCCGCCGCGCTTGCCGCCGGGCGCGGGGTGAAGATGCTTTGGCAGCACGATCCGGCGCAGCCGATCGGCGTCTGGGAGGAGATCACCGAGGACGGGCGCGGCCTGCGCGTGCGCGGCCGCCTGCTGAGCGAGGTTGCGCGCGGGCGCGAAGCGGCGGCGCTGATCGCGGCCGGCGCCATTGACGGGCTGTCGATAGGCTACCGCACGAAGCGCGCCGAGCGCGACGAGACGGGCCGGCGCGTTCTGACCGAGATCGAGTTGTGGGAGGTTTCGCTGGTGACCTTCCCGATGCTCGCCGAGGCCCGCCTGGGTGCAAAGGCGGAGGAGCCCGCCGCGGCGGCGTTGCGCGGGATGGCGGCGGCCCTGCGGGACGCGCGCCGGCAACTGGAGGGCGCCCGAGCGGGGCGCGGCACCGAGCGAGGAGTGGAGCGGGAGTGATGCGCGAACAGGAGACCGGGGCCGGTGCGGCCCGCGAAATGCAGGAGGCGCTGAACGAGTTCGTCGGCGATCTCAAGACTTTCAGGGACGATTTTCTGACACGGGTTCAACAGCAGGAAGAGCGAGTGACGATGCTTGATCGCAAGAGCCGGGCCGCGCAGGCGGCGCGCCCGCCGCTGGAAGCCGCCGCCGAGACCGGCGCCCCGCACCGCAAGGCGCTGGGTGCCTATCTGCGCACCGGCGATGACGGGCCGCTGCGCGGGCTGGAGATGGAGGCGAAGGCGATGACGACCGCCGTCGCCGGAGATGGCGGCTATCTGGTGGACCCGGAGACCGCCGAGACCATTCAGGGTGTCCTGAAATCCACGGCCTCGATCCGGGCGATCGGCAATCTGGTCCGGGTCGACGCCACCGCCTATGACGTTCTGGTCGATCATGGCGATTTCGGTTCGGGCTGGGCAAGCGAGACGGCGGCGCAGACCGAGACCGCCACGCCGCAGATCGAACGCATCTCGATTCCGCTGCACGAATTGTCGGCGATGCCGAAGATCAGCCAGCGGCTGCTGGACGACAGCGCCTTCGACATCGAGAGCTGGCTGGCCGAGCGGATCGCGAACAAGTTTGCGCGCGCCGAGGCGGCGGCCTTCATCGCCGGTGACGGTATCGACAAGCCGAAGGGCTTCCTGGACCATCCGGCGGTGCCCGAGGCCAGCTGGGCATGGGGGGCCTTGGGCTATGTCGCGACCGGCGTCGACGGCGATTTCGCCGCCACCAACCCCGCCGACGTGATCATCGATCTCGTCTATTCACTGGGTGCGGACTATCGTGCGGGCGCCAGTTTCGTGATGAATTCCAAGACTGCCGGCGTCGTGCGCAAGATGAAGGATCTGGACGGTCGCTTCCTCTGGTCGGACGGGATATCGGCGGGCGAGCCGGCCCGGCTTCTGGGCTATCCGGTGCTGATCGCCGAGGACATGCCCGACATCGCCGCAGGTGCCACGGCAGTGGCCTTCGGGGATTTCCGCGCCGGCTACACCATCGCCGAGCGTCCCGATCTGCGCGTGCTGCGCGATCCCTTCAGCGCCAAGCCGCATGTCCTGTTCTACGCCACCAAGCGCGTCGGCGGCGACGTGAGCGATTTCGCGGCCATCAAGCTTCTGAAATTCGCGATCTCCTGACGGCGGCCTGCCCCGCCCGCGCGCGGCGGGCGGGGCATCACGGGCAGGCGGGCACGAGCCGGAGGCAGCGATGACACTGACCGAACAGAACGCGGTGGCGCAGACGGCGCTGCCGATCCTGGGGCTGCGCGATCATCTGCGCATGGGCAGCGGTTTTGCCGACGATGCGGCGGCCGATCCGCTGCTTGCGGAACTGCTGCGCGCCGCCATCGCCGCGATCGAGGCGCGCACCGGCAAGGTGCTGCTGGCACGGGATTTCCTGTGGACGCTGACCTCCTGGCGCGGGACGGACAGGCAGGCGCTGCCGGTGGCGCCCGTGCGCGCGATCACTTCAGTGACCATTCTCGACCGGGCAGGTGCGGCGACGGTGATCGATCCGGCCGGCTACCGGCTGGAGCGCGACACGCATCGCCCGCATCTGCTTGCCGCCGGTGCCGCGCTGCCCGCGATCGCGCTGGGCGGGCGGGCCGAGATCGCTTTCGAGGCCGGATTCGGCCCGGCCTGGAGCGATGTGCCCGCAGATCTGGCGCAGGCGGTGCTTCTGCTTGCGGGGCACTGGTTCGAGCATCGCGCCGAGGCCGCCTTCGGCGAGGGCGCGATGCCGTTCGGCGTGCGTGCGCTGATCGAGCGCTGGCGCACCGTGCGCCTTCTGGGCGGGGCATCATGAGCGCGGCCCGCCATCTGGACCGCCGCCTGGTGCTGGAGGAACGCCGGCGGACGGCCGACGGCGCCGGCGGGTTCGAGGGCGAGTGGACGGTGCTGGGCACGCTGTGGGCGGCAATGGAGGCCGCGCGCGGGCGTGAGGTTGCGAGCGCGGCGGGCGGGCTGGCGCGCGTGCCATGGCGGATCACCGTGCGCGGCGCGCCGGCGGGCAGCCCGCGGCGGCCGCGCGCCGGGCAGAGGCTGCGTGACGGCGCGCGCATCTTCTCGGTTCTGGCGGTGGCCGAGGCTGACCGCGCCGGTCGCTATCTGACCTGCTTCGCCGAAGAGGAGACGGCGCCATGAGCTATGGGACGGCGCCGGACCTGCAGGCGGCGGCCTATCAGCGGCTGGCCGGCGATCCCGCGCTGGCTGCGCTGGTGGGCGGGGCGATCTTTGACGCGCCGCCCTCGGGTGTGCTGCCGCCGCTTTATGTGGTGCTGGGCGAGGAGCGGGTGCGCGCGGCCGGCGACAAGACGCATCGCGGCGCCCGCCACCTGCTGCGTGTCGATGTCGTCTCGGCCGAGGCGGGCTTTGCCGGCGCCAAGGCGGCGGCGGCGGCTGTTTCTGATGCGCTGGACGGCACGGCGCTGACGCTTGTGCGAGGCGCCCTGGTGGCGCTGGATTTCGAGCGTGCACGGGCGCGTCGGCGCGGGGCGGAGCGGCGGATCGAGCTGGGATTCCGGGCGATCGTCGAGGATGAGTAGGCCCGCCGAGGCGGGCGTCTTCGCAGATGGAGAACGCGAATGGTGGCGCAACGGGGCCGGGACCTTCTGATCAAGGTCGATCTCACCGGCGCGGGCAGTTTTCAGACCGTGGCCGGGCTGCGCGCGACGCGGCTGGCGTTCAACGCCGAGCAGGTGGAAGTGACGAGCCTCGACAGCCAGGGCGGCTGGCGCGAGCTGCTTGCCGGGGCAGGTGTGAAATCGGCGACGCTGACGGGCTCGGGCGTGTTCCGCGATGCCGGCACGGATGAGCGGGCACGGCAGATCTTCTTCGATGGCGAAACGCCGGATTTCCAGGTCGTCATCCCCGCGTTCGGCACCATCACGGGGCCGTTCCAGATCACCGCGCTGGAATACTCGGGCGATCATGAAGGCGAGGCGAGCTATGAGATGTCGCTGGCCTCGGCCGGCGCGCTGAGTTTCACGGCGCTGTGATGGCCAATCCTCATGCCGGTGAGGTGGAGCTGGTCATCAACGGTGAATGCCGCGTGATGAAGCTGACGCTGGGGACGCTGGCCGAGCTTGAGGCGAGCCTCGGCGCCGAGTCGCTGGTCGATCTGGTGGCACGGTTCGAGAGCGGCGGCTATCGGGCGCGTGACGTGATGGCGATCCTGCTGGCCGGTCTGCGTGGCGGCGGCTGGCAGGGCGCGGCGGGCGACCTGGCCGGCGCCGAGATCGCGGGAGGGCCGCTGGCGGCGGCGCGGGCGGCGGCGGCGCTGCTGGCGCGCGCCTTCGCCCCGGCAGGCGGGGGTCGCGATGCAACGGATTGACTGGCCGGCTTTGCTGCGCGCCGGGCTGGGTGGTCTGGGCCTGACGCCGGCCGCGTTCTGGGCGCTGACGCCGGCCGAACTGCTTGTGATGCTGGGCGAGCGCGCCGGCCCGGCGCCGATGGGCCGCGAGCGGCTGGAGGCGCTTTCGCGCGCCTTTCCGGATGGGGGAGAAGGCGATGGCTGACGAGGCCGACCTGGAAACGTTCGACGAAGCGCTGGCGGAGCTCGAGGGCGGGCTTGCGGGTGCCAGCGAGGTAACGGCGGCCTTCGGGGCCGAGCTTGCCCGGATGCGCGAGAGCGCGACGTTGACGCGCGGGCAGGTGGCCTCGCTGTCGACGGCGATCGGCAGCACGCTGCGCGGCGCGTTCGAGGATCTGGCGCTGGAGGGCGGCACGCTGAGCGCGGCCCTTCGGCGCGTCGCCGACGGCCTCTCGCGGGCCGCGTTCGGGGCGGCCATCACGCCTGTCGAGAACAGGATCGGCGACCTGGCCGCGGCCGGGATCGAGCGTGCCGTGGGTGCGGCCGTGCCATTTGCCGAGGGCGGCGTTTTCACCCGCGGACGGGTGATGCCCTTTGCCTCGGGCGGCGTGGTCTCGCGCGCTACCGCCTTCGCGATGCGGGGCGGCCGGCCGGGCGTGATGGGCGAGGCCGGCCCGGAGGCGATCCTGCCGCTGGCCCGCGGTGCCGACGGCCGGCTTGGCGTGCGCGGCGGCGGCGGGCAGGCGCCCGTGAACGTGACGGTCAATGTGACGACGCCGGACGTGGAGGGCTTCCGGCGCAGCCGCGGCCAGATCGCGGCCGAGGTGGGGCGCGCCATCGCGCGCGGGCAGCGCAACCGCTGAGGCGCAGTCGGGCGTGCCGGAACAGCCGCAACCCGTTTCGAGGAGAGGTCATGGCATTTCACGAAGTTCGGTTTCCGCCCAATCTGAGCTTCGGCTCGGTCGGCGGGCCGGAGCGGCGCACGGAGATCGTGACGCTGTCGAGCGGCCATGAGGAGCGCAACACGCCCTGGGCCGAGTCGCGAAGGCGTTACGACGCCGGCGTCGGGCTGCGCTCGCTCGACGATGTCGCCGACCTCATCGCCTTCTTCGAGGCCCGTAGCGGCCAGTTGCACGGCTTTCGCTGGAAGGACTGGGCCGATTACCGCTCGGGCCGGGCACTGGCCGTGTCCGCCTTTGACGATCAGGAAATCGGTATCGGCGATGGAACGCGGACGCGTTTCCAACTGGTCAAGCGCTACGTCTCGGGCGGCGAAAGCCATGAGCGGCTGATCACGAAGCCGGTGGCGGGCAGCGTCCGGCTGGCGCTGGCGGGCGAGGCGCTGACGGCCTCCATTGATTTCAGTGTCGATCCGACGACGGGCATGGTCGATCTGGCCGTCCCCCCGCCAGAGGGCGGGCGGCTGACGGCCGGATTCGAATTCGACGTTCCGGTGCGCTTCGACACCGACTCGATCCAGGTTTCGGTGGCGAGCTTCCGTGCCGGCGATGTGCCGCGGGTGCCGGTGATCGAGATCCGGCTGTGACGGCCGGGGCCGGTTAATGGGCTGTCAGTTCAGGAGCAGGCGATGATTTCGGATGCCTTTCAGGCGCATCTCAACAGTGGCGCGACGACGCTGGCGCGCGCCTGGGCCGTGACCCGGCGCGATGGCACCATGCTGGGGTTCACCGATCACGACCGCGACCTGGCGTTCGAGGGAATCACTTTTCGCGCCGGCACCGGCATGAGCGCGCGGGCGCTGGCGCAGAGCTCGGGACTGGCCGTCGACAACACCGAGGCGGCCGGTGCGCTGAGCGACGCGGGCATCACCGAGGACGATATTCGCGCCGGACGCTATGACGGCGCCGGGATACGAATCTGGCTGGTAAACTGGGCCGATGTAGCCATGCGCCGGCTGCAGTTCGCGGGTGAGCTGGGCGAGTTGCGCCGGCGCGGCGCCGCCTTCGAGGCCGAGCTGCGCGGCCTGTCCGAGCGGCTGAACACCGAGCAGGGTTTTCTGTATCAGCGCCCCTGCGCCGCCATTCTGGGCGACGCGCGGTGCCGCTTCGATCTTGCCACGCCGGGTTTCACGACCGAACGCACGGTCGCGCGGGTGGAGGGGCGGCGCGTGTTCCGCTTCGCCGGGATGCAGGGCTTCGCCGCCGGCTGGTTCGCCTTTGGCAGGCTCCTGGTGCTGGAGGGCCCGGCCGCGGGCGAGATTGCCGTGATCAAGAACGATCGCGCCGAGGATGGTGTGCGGGTGATCGAGCTTTGGCAGGCGCTGGGCGGGGAGATCATCGCCGGGGCGCGGGTGCGCCTTGAGGCAGGCTGCGACAAGGCGCTGGAGACATGCCGATTGAAGTTCGACAATGTCCACAATTTCCGCGGCTTTCCGCATCTGCCGGGGGAGGACTGGCTGACCTCGTACCCCGTGCAGGGAGGCGGCAATGACGGCGGATCGCTGCAGTGAGGCGCTGGCCGAGGCGCGGCGCTGGCTGGGCACGCCCTTCTGCCATCGCGCCTCGGTGCGCGGGGCGGGGGCGGATTGCCTGGGGCTTGTACGCGGTGTCTGGCGCGCCCTCGACGACCGCGAGCCCGGCGTCCCGCCGCCCTACGCGCCAGACTGGGCCGAAACTGCGGGAGACGAGCGGCTCCAACAGGCGCTGGCGCGGCACCTGTTTCGCCGCCCGGCCGAGGCAGCGCGGGCGGGCGACGTGCTGCTGTTCCGTATCCGCGAGGCGGGGCCGGCCAAGCATCTCGGCATTCTGAGCCGCGCCGCGCCCGGCGCCTTCATTCATGCCTATCCCCGCCACGGCGTGGTCGAGACGGCGCTGTCGGCACCCTGGGCGCGGCGCGCGGTGGCGGCATTCGCGTTTCCCTGAGGAGGGACAGATGGCGACGATCATCCTTTCGGCCGCGGGCGCGGCAGCCGGTTCCGCGATCGGCGGCTCGGTGCTGGGGCTGTCCGCGGTCGTCATCGGCCGGGCGGCGGGGGCAACGATCGGCCGCGCGATCGACCGTCAGATCCTGGGCTCGGGCTCCGAGCCGGTCGAGACCGCGCGCATCGATCGATTCCGGCTGACGGGCGCCGGGGAGGGCACGCCGATCGCCCGTGTCCAGGGGCGCGTGCGGGTGCCGGGGCATGTGATCTGGGCCTCGGATTTCGTCGAGACCCGCCGGGTGACGGGGGGCGGCGGCGGCAAGACCCCGCGCCCGGAGGTCGTGCGCTTCAGCTACACGGTCAGCCTGGCGATCGCGCTCTGCGAGGTGGAGATCGCGCGCGTCGGCCGTGTTTGGGCGGATGGCATCGAGCAGGTGCCGGAAGAGATGAACCTGCGTGTCTATCACGGCAGCGAGGATCAGTTGCCCGACCCGCTGATCGAGGCGACCGAGGGGGCGGGCAGCGTGCCCGCCTATCGT